TTCATGTTCGCTCGCATTTGAACACGTTTCATTATATTAGTAACAAGTTTCGGATTTCCTTCACCATTCACATCATATAACATGGTAGGAAAATAATTAAAATAAAACATTAGTACCCTTCTAAGACATCTTCTTTGGTTATTAGTTTTGTCTCTTGGAAATCTAACTTCATTTCAATTTCAATAGGTGGAGCACCTTTTCTTCCTTGCATTGGACGAAATGTTTGATATTGAGTTGGTGAATAATTTACTGTACAATTTTTCAAAACACAAGATGTAATTTTATTAAGAAAAGAGTTTTCCTCTCCTCTGAACATATAAAAAATATCAAATTCAGCAGGAGTTACAAAAAATCTTCCAAATCTCTTATCTTTGGGTAATTCTGGTAACATATAAAATCTGAAAGTTCTGATAATCTTATCTACCATTTCAGCTTCTTCAGGACTTTTTGGTGTAAATCTCCACATCCATGAAAAACTACGAAACCCTACCCCTGTAAAAATTGTTTCTGTATAATTATTTTCTGTTTGGTTTGCAAGTTTTTTATATGCACCTCTAATATCTCCCATACCGACTTGAGAAGCAAGAGCTGCTCCTGCCTTTTCAATTTGTTCTTTTACAATACTTGCAATATTTGGTACAGCTTCTAATCCTGCTTTCATGATACCTTCTGAAGAACTGGTATCCATAAATGCTTTGATTGCTCCTGCACTTTCACCTAACATACCACCAAGTTCAGAGTCTTTATATCCAGCTGTGGTATTGAGATTAATTTGTGGGGGCATATAAAGAACTATAGAATCATTAGTTCGTGTAGTTCTTTTAGTTCCTAATATTTCAGCAGCGGTTCCGTCATGATGGGCCCTCTCTACAACTTTATTTGATTCGCCAGGTTTCCATGTTTGTCCTGAGGCGTCATAACTAGAACTACCATCTCCATTCTTCTGGGAAAATCCTTGATAACTTTGTAATTTAGATTGGGATTCAACTTGTTTGTAATCTTCAGTTTGAATATTTGCACCTACTGAATATGGATTTTTTGAACCAGCACCATGAGTCTCGTTATTTATTGGAAAATTAGTAGTATTCGGTACATTCACATAAAACATCATGTAATGACTGAGATCTGCACGTTGTTGAACATCTAATGGATATTCAAGAGTAGAATAACTCCATTTTGACCCAACCCTCATGTGAGCCAACATATCATTATTATAATTAATACCACCCTGAGATGGTTTATTCGCCTTTAAGTTATCGTCATTTTTAGGTGCAAGTCCATGTTTTCTTGCTAAGTTACCAACAAATCCTAACATATAAGTATTCCTATAGATTGTATAAAAGTATTTATGTCATATAAAGGTAAGTTTCGTCCAACCAACAGGACGAAATACAAAGGTGACCCTGACAATATAATTTATCGTTCTTTATGGGAACGACAAGTGATGAAAGATTTAGACTTGAATGTTAATGTTGTTGAATGGGCCTCTGAAGAAATAGTAATACCATATCGTTCTCCTATTGATGGAAAGATGCATAGATACTTTCCTGACTTCTATGTAAAGACTTCTAAAGGAGAAAAATTCCTTATAGAAGTCAAACCAAAGACACAAACAAAACCCCCTAAAAAATCAAAATCTAGGAATAGATACCTCCGTGAAATGAAGACATGGGGAGTAAACCAAGCTAAATGGGAAGCTGCACAATCCATTTGTGACAGACATGGTTGGAAATGGTGCATATGGACTGAAGATGAGATTAAACCTCATAAATATATGAGAAACAAATAAATTATTATGGCAGTACAGACAGAAGGATTCCTTGATAGACTTAAATCTCTATCGCCTGGAAAACTCAGAGACCAAGTAAAATCATCTGCAAGGTGGTTTAGAAACAAGGTAAAGGAAGTACAAGGTAAAACATTTCCATCGGCAGTCAAACTCAGACAACAACTCAGAGATGACCAAAAAACAACCAGAACAACTCCATTGTTTGGACGAATGTATTTTTACAGATATGATGCGGCTACAAAGGAAAAATTACCATTCTGGGATGCATACCCTTTAGTATTTCCCTACGATGCATGGAGTAGTAGAAAAACAGGAAATAGTGGATTCTGGGGAATAAATCTTCATTACCTTTATCTTGCAGATAGAGGATTATTAATGGATGTATTAACCAAAGGAATGATGAATAATCGAATACAACTGACTCATTCAAAAGTTATGAGTTTGATTAAAAGTGAGAAGAGAATTATACCTTGTCTAAAAAAATATCTTTGGAAAAATGTACAGGGTAAATTTGTAGAAATAGAAACTGGTGAATGGGATACTGCAATCTTATTACCTGTACAAAAATTTCAAAAAAAATCTGCAGCTTATGTGTACAAAGATAGTGCAAGTTATTACTAAGGAGAAAATATGGCAATAGGGGGTATAGTAGCTCAAAGTGGAAATGGAAGAGGACGAATGGATACCAGAGTTCATCTTGGAAAAAAGAGAGCTCAAGATTTATTAAGAAAAGCCGATTTACTGGAACCTACAGAAAAAACTATCAGAGGTGGTGGTGAAATTGATGCAATTCGAGCCGCAGTTGCACAAGGTGAAGGTTTCATCATGCCTGTTAATTATGAGATTTCATTCAATCCACCAAGCGGAATAGATTTTAGAAGTGCAAGAGTAAATCCAGGCGGTTTAGATAATCAGACCCATCTTATGAATAGGTCAAAAAGTTTTCATCTCAGAAGAGAATTTGCCAAGGCATCTAAAGTGGGAGAATCAAATTGGAATCCAGATGCCAAACAAACAACAAAAGATAAGATACCAAGAAAAGTTAGAAAAATAGATATTTATTGCAGTAAAGTTTCTATTCCAGATCGTACTATTGCACAAGGATTATATAGACATTATGGTTCTACCTTTGCATATCCAAATCAAGCTATGCAATATGGAACTTTAACTACCACTTTTTATTGTGATGCCACCATGCACATTAAGAAATTCTTTGATGCATGGCAAGCATTAATCTTCAATACTCAAACAGGTAATTTCAATTACTATAATGAATATACTTCTAGTTTTGATGTATTTACTCGTTCTTCAGTAGGAGCAGGAGAAGATGGAGAAGGAAAAAAAGGAAGTGAAAGTTTAGTAGATAAAATTCAAGGTGGTATCAAAAAAGCTACAGCTGCTGTTGATGAATTTTTTGGTTCTGATACTGCAACAAAAGATAGAGTAGATGGTGGAAATATACCTAAAATAAATTTTACACGAACTTATGGATGTAGGGTATTTGAATGTTGGCCTCAAGTTGTAGGTGGAGTTGACTTATCCCATGATGGTGGTGGAAGTATTGCAACATTCGATGTTACATGGGCATATCATAAATGGAGTCCATTTAGAATGGAAGGTGTAGGAAATAGGTCTAACATTAATCTGAATGTTGGGTTACTGAGAAATGAAAAAGATGGTATTCCATTTTTGGAAGATTTACCACCAGAACTTGCAGGACCAATCGGTGGTGCTGCCCAGCAGGCATTCAATACAAGTCCTGCATCCAAAGCATCAAATATATTTGGATAATTTTTAACATTATAAACGTGAGTATATTATGTCGTTACCAAAACTTAATACGCCTGATTACAGGCTTACAATTCCTTCTAGTGATAAGGAAATTAAATTTAGACCATTCTTAGTCAAAGAAGAAAAAGTTCTTCTGATGGCACAAGAAACAGGAGATAACCAAGTTATCTTTGATGCAATCAAAAAGTTGATTGAAAATTGTTGTCATGGAGAGATTGAAGTTGAAGGATTGCCTCTATTTGACATAGAGTATATTTTTCTTCAAATACGAGCAAAGTCATTAGGTGAGATATCTACTTTACAGGTAACTTGTCCAGATGATGGTGAAACAAAAGTTGAGGTTGAAGTTGACCTGACTAAGATTAAGGTTACCAAACCAGAAGGACATGATTTCAAGATTCCATTGACTGATGATATTGGAGTCATTATGGCATACCCTCACTTTGGTACTGTTACGCATTTAGCACAGGATGCAGAAAATGCTGAAAGTTCAGTTGAGAATATGTTTAATATGGTTGCAGATTGTATGTATCAAGTCTGGCAAGGTGAAGAAGTAGTTGATGCAATGGATTATAGTGACAAGGAAAAAAGAGAGTTTTTAGAAAGTCTAACTCATGACCAATTTGAAAAGATTCAAAATTTCTTTGATACTATGCCTACTATAAAGCATCAAATTCAAATAACAAACCCTAAGACTAAGAAAAAGTCTAAGGTTGTTCTATCTGGAATGAATGATTTTTTTTAGTAGCCCTCTCTCATCTTAACTTGGAGAGATATTTTGATATCATGTTTCATATGATACAAGTCCATCATTGGGATTTTATTGCAATTGAAAACATGATTCCTTGGGAGAGGGACATTTATCTAATAAAAATGAATCAGTGGATAGAAGAAGAAAACGAAAAAAATAGAGAGTTACAAAGGAAACAACAACATGGCTGACCAACCCGCTAGTTCTGGATTACAACAAGCACAAGACCAAAAATTAGGACAAATATCCGCCCTTCTTCAGTCTAGTATGACTGAGGAACAAAAATCAGCTTATGCAATAAAAAAAGAACAAGAGATAACCAACAAACAACTCAAGAAACAGGTTACTCATGATAATTGGATGATGAAGTGGACTAAGGACCAAGCAAAGAAAGCCTTGGCCATGGCTAGTAGATTAAAGATAGATGACATCGCAAAAAACATGACTGAAAAGGCATCTAAATTTGCAGGGAATTTATTAGACCTCTTAATGAAAGGATTAGGTTTAGCTGCACTTTGGAAACTACTTGATTGGATTGCTACTCAGGATTGGGTTGCTTTATATAATGAACATAAAAAAAGTTTGATGAAATTCTTTGATGCAATAAAATCAGTTAGTGCAACAGTAGCATTGTGGGCTGGTGCATCATGGTTAATCAATGGTCCTCTTCATAAACTTTGGAAAGGAGTTACAGGTATCTTCGGTCTTGGTGGTAAATTTGCTACTATGGTAGGTATAGTTTTGGGATGGACTAAAAATACTCTATTTAATTTGGACAAAGATGGAGCTCTTGGAAAGGTATGGAGAGCTATAAAAACAATATTTGGTGGTGAAGGTGTAGGTGGAAAATTCTTTGGTATGATTGCAACTGTAGTCAAATGGTCTACTAATGTAATGTTCGACCTTACCAAAGGTTCATTGGGATTACTATGGACTGCACTAAAAACTATATTTGCAGTTGGTGGTACTATTGCGACTCTTGCAGATGATGTTCAGTCTAAGTGGACAGGAACAAAAATGTTTGGTCCAGACGGAGCTTTAAGAAGAGCTTGGAAGGGAATTACAACTATCTTTGGAGACCTAAAAGATGGTATGATTAAAAAGTTGCTTACTTTTGTTGATGGAATACAGGAGTCTGGTACTAAAATGTTCGGCCCAGATGGTCCATTTCAAAAATCATGGTCTGGTATCAAAAGTATATTTGGTGCAGGAAAAGATGCTATGATTCAAAAGTTTGTTGCATTTATTGATGGTATTAAAGAAGAAAAAATGTTTAGTGTGGAAGGACCATTCCAAAAGTCATGGAACCTAATAACAGGTATATTTGGAAAAGAAGGTAAGATTGCAAAAGGTTTCTTGATGCTCAAAGATGCAGAAGACTTTGTAGGAGAGAAGAGTGATACTGCAAAAATGTTTAACTGGTTCAAAGGATTGTTTGGTGTGGATGGTAAAATCGCAAAGAATTTTACAACAATAAAAGCAACCTTTGGAAACTTTTTTGGACCAGGCAGTCCAATTGATGAAGTGATGAAATCAATTAACTTAATGTTTGGTCCTGAAAGTACGATAGGTAAATTTTTAAAACCAGCAGATGATGTACCAAGTGGTCCAGGCTTCATTCAGAGAATCAAAAACATATTTAGTTCTACTGGTGCAGTAGGTAAACTCTTTGGAATCTTCAGTGGTATTGGAGATACTATCGGTACAGTTGCAACAAAAATTATGGATAGTACCCCTGTAAAAATAATGAAGAAAATAT